TCACAAACCACCACCGGCGTCCTCCACTCGACCCCAATGTAGTCAAGCACCTTGCCCCAGCCGAACGGCTCTCCGTTCTCATCTGTGCAACACCGATACATCCAAAATTCCCATTCCCTTGGGTTGCGCTCACGTAGAAGATCAAACCGATGCGGACGTTTCTCAAGATGAATACCAAAGCCACACATGGAGCAGCCAGTCCTCTGTGCCTTTGTGGTGTAGAGATTGCCGTCCCCGTCTCGCTCTATTGTTCCGTAGATCTCGGGGATCGGCACGTTAAGATCAAGCGCAAGCTGAAGAAGATCGTTTCGGGTAAAGATCGCAAACGGGCAGGACCGAACGGTCGATTTGCCCCAATAATTGCAACCGTGGATCTTGAGTGACTTTTCTCTGCGGCCGCCCTCTGAAGCCATAAGCCCTAAAAAAGGGGCACTGTCATTCTCTTTCGCCCAATCGTCACACGGCTTTTCCTTGAGATAATAGCAGCATTTTGACGATACCTTAAACGGCGCGATCTGATAGTTTACTCCCTCGCGCTCATTTTCGTGGCCGCCGAACAGCTCAAGCCATTTTTGACTCATCTTCATACGACTGTTTTTCTGCCAGCCGCCATATTCTCCCGTCTCTCCGGTGATGATGGCGTGGCGAACAGTCGCATTCTTTTCCGACGGATTTTGCAAAAGCTCGATCTTGGCGGCAATCTCCTTCGAAAGCACGGGAAAGCCAAACTCGTTCAGAATATCCGCTTTTGTCCATCTCCTGCCGTCCTCTCTCATAGCCGACGGCAAACGGATCACACCAAGCTCCTTGTGTACCCGCTGAATACTCGAGTCCTCAAGGCTCGATACAGAGATCGCAGGAGGATTCAAGCCGAGCGAGCGAAGGAAGATAAGCAAGGTGATACTGTCAAGACCGCCGACCGATACGTGATAACTCTTTCCGTGCTCCGCGCACATTCTCTTGAAGTCAAACACACGCGCCGTCGCATAGCTTACCTTAGCCTTGTACGGAAGCGCCTGCTTCGCCATAAAATCGGCAATTTTCTCCTTTGACCGATTTTCCTCCATGATGTCATAGACTGTTTTCATTTCCTGCCCCTCGCTTTCTTGAAATCCTTGCACTTACCTCCGGGGACATACACGGGATAAAAGGTGTACGAGCCGTTCTTGCCGACACTCTTGCCGCACATTCCAAACACGATGAATTCTCCGCCTCGTTCTGTGAACGTCCTCGGCTCCTTAAACTCGGCAAAATGACGGCAACAGTAGCAATTCTCGCACGGTTCTTCCCTCACGGCCTCCCCGAAAATGGTTATCTGTTCTTCCATACTCACGCCCCCTGAATCGCTCTCTCAAGCTCTGCGACCGAGGCCCCGCCACCGCCCGCAAAATTGTCAACAATCAGCTCATTAAAGAAATTTTCCTGATACATCGTCGCCCTCCAAAAGATAGTTTTTGTAAAAGTGCTTTCGCCACTCGCCCACGGTCCACCCGTAATGCTCCATCGCCTTTTTCTGCACTCTCGCCTGCAGAACTCGGTTTACCTCACCGTTTACGTGTACCGCGCCCTCGCCGAATTCATGACAAGTCGAATGACAAAGATACACGGTCAAGCCGTATCTTTCCGACTTGCTCCGCAAGGCACCGCCAAAGACGTGATGCTTGTCAAGCGGATCCAGCCCGTAGCCGTTACGCCTGCCGCAGAGGTAGCACCGATTGCGGATCGGCTGAATAATGCTCTTCATACCGCACAGTCCTCCGCGTACCACTTAAGGATCGTCTCGTAGTGGTTATGCACCACGGCACCCTTGTCGAGAATAAAGTCGGCGAGCCTCTTGACATAGTGGTTGAAGTTGTCATAGCCGAGCTTATCGAGGAGCGCATCGAACTGTGCGTCGGTGAGCCTTACCACCCCCTTGCCGAGCGTTCCCTTGAGAGTCTGAAGGTCGTGCTTGCCGTCGCCGTCGCCGCTTGCTTGGGCTTTCCCCTCTACCTCTACCTCTACCTCTACCTCTTTCTCTTTCTCTTTCTCTTTCTCTCTCTCTTTCTCCCTTGCACTTTCCCCTTGCTTCAATTTTGCTTCGGTTTTGCTTCCGTTTTGCTTGGCGTTTGCTTCGTTTTGCTTGGCGTTTGCTTTTCCGCCTGAGCTTCCGCTTTTGGCCTTTTTTCTACCCGAATCAAGCGTCGGCCTTATCAGCTTAAAGGCGATCGAAGCCGCGGCAGATAAGCCCTCGGGGACTTTTTCGTAAAGCGCATAGGCGCATATGGCAAGGATCAGCGCCGCCTGATCCTTTTTGGGAAGCTCATCGATCGCCTCGTAGTACGACCGATAAAATGTAAATTGATTTCGAATCTCACTCATTCTATATCCTCCTTCATCGCGTCGAGAAATTTGCCCGATTCGTACTCGATATAGAGCTTCATGAAGTCCTCAAGCGTCATCGTAACGAGGATTTCCGCATTGTTTTTCTTATGAAAAACGACGGGAATGAGATTTTTTTCGCTCGCTTCCGCATCTCTTTTCGCCTGATCGACCCAATCATAGAGCCGCATTTTTTCCTGATGCTTCGCCTCAATATGCAAATGAGGCAGCCCGATCACGTCCGAGGCATCACCCGTTTTTCCGCAATATTGCGCCGTTCTTCGCGCGTCCGTGTAGCCGTATTCGCGGAGCTTCGAGGCAAGAAGCCTCTCGAAGCGCACACCCTTTTGTCTGCTGTTTACTGCCATTTATTTTTCTTCACAAACTATGTAATAGTGTAATTTGTTGTTTTCCTTGCTTTTTTGAAGTCGTATGCTATAGCCGCACTCAAAGAGCATTCTTGCCATATCACCGCGCTTCTCCTTGTCAAGCGCTGTGGTGTCGATCTTGAACTCCATTCTTCCACCACCCTTTAGAACGGAAGATGCGCGCCGCCCGTATACGCCTCAAAATTGCCCCCAGGGGCACTTTGTGTCGGCTTCGGGTGCTCGGCCTCTTGAGCCTTCTTCGTCTCGCAGAACGAAACCTCGCTCGCCATAACCTCAACTACAGTGCGCCTCTGCCCGTTCTGCTCAAAGGTGCGCGTCTGAAGCTCGCCGCAAACAAGGATCGCGCTTCCCTTTTCGAAATATCGGCAAATAAATTCTGCGGTCTGCCGCCATGCGACCACCGTAAAGAAATCCGTTTGCCTTTCCTCGCCTTCCTTGACGTAGCTTCTGTCTACCGCAAGACCGAAGGAGGTCACGCTTTTGCCTCCCTGCGTCTGCTTCAGCTCGGGCGTATGCGTCAAACGCCCCATCAGGATCACCTTGTTAAATGATGCCATGTCCTTCTCTCCTTTTTATGCTTGATCCCAAAGAGCCTTCATCTTGGCAAGCTCCTCGGGTGTCTCGGTCTGTATGCCGAGCTCCTTTGCCTCACTGACGATGCCGTCAATGAGAATACTCATTTCTCTCGTGTCGAACTCACTCGACCCCTTGAAAACCTTATAATGCGTGAATTGCTTTCCGTTCAGTACGCTCTCGCCTGCCTCCTCGTAATACTTCACGTATTCCCCGAAGGGTATGTGCGAAAGAACGCTGAAGATCTCGCTCTGGCCGTAACGCTTGAGCATCTTGAGATAGACCTCGTCCTTGCTTGCCCTCAGGCAATCGGCAATGTCCCCGATCAGCTTCCATGCGTACGCGTTGGCATTCAGACTTCGATGCTTGCGGAAAGGCTTGACCTCGATCGAGAGCTTATCGGTCTCTCTCATCTCGTCCACGAGCGCCTCAAAGTCGTTTCTCTCGTTGATCTGAAGCGACAGACGGGGCTTGCCGGTCTTAAAGTCCACACAAGCGTCCACGATCTTACCCGTAATCTTCATGCCCATTTCCTTTCCACGTCGGGCAAGATGCCCTTCGTTAAACACTCTGCCAAATATTCAATGTGCGGCAAGAACACACTCTCGATAAACCGATCGTCATAGGCGATCGGGTGAAAGGAAAGCCTATCCTTGTCGATCGGCAGAAAGTAATTCTTATAGTCCGCCTCGGTAAGCGCGTAGGACACAATATCCGCTTCCCTCGTGCCAAAGCCAAACATCTGCACGTTCACCTGCTGAACGTACTTCTTCGAGGGCTTAAGGACCTTCTCCGCCGAGTGTGTCTTGACCTCGTATATGTGCTTTTCGATATTCCCGTCAAGGTTGACGCGAAGCCTGAGAGGCTCGATGAGTATCTGCTTGTCCGTTTCCATGAAGGGCGAGACGTATTCAAGGATCTGATGCTCCTTGTGCGTCCCTGCGTTCGTGGCAACCGTCTCCACGGTGTTTCTTGCAACGCCCATTTTCACAAGCCACCAATCAAGCCAAGTCTTCGTCCTCCAATTCCCGACGATCTTGTCCACGTCGGACGCGCCAAACCACCCGCTTCTGTCCTTGCTCTCGATCATAGCTTCTGCAAAGCCGCCTCAAAGCGCTTAAGCTGCTCGAAATAGGTAAAGATGACCTTGACC